ACTTCTACATTTGGCAGGGCATCTATAGAAGCCTCATGAAAGGCATCGTAATCCCTATTAGAGCCACGAACATAGTGCAGGTATGGATCTACATTGGCTAAGGTACCATCTACATCATATATGTGTGCTGTTGGCTTAATCTTGATCAACCTTATATGTCATAATAAAATAGCATATACCATATCCAATAATAAATGCTGGAACTAAAAATAGTGCACTAATCATTTCCACTCCTCTTGTCTGTTAAAAAACTCAGTCATATAATTATCTTCTCCTCTTGCAACCTTTGCTGCAAGGATACGCATACCCAGGGCATTGGTAACAGAATCTTCAATTGGAAGAGCCTCAATAGCCCTTGCAATCTCTTCTCGTAATGTCATTTCATCTATACTCATTATTTATCCTTTTCCCAATTTTCTATATCGATCATGTAGTAAGTACCCCACCACTCATAAGGCTTGTTAAGATACTTCCACATTTTTGCATGATATTTATAAGCAAATCCATACTTACCATCTTCATCATAATCAAAACATTTAACTAAATGATTACCAGCATAGGAACCACAAAAATTACCTATCCATCGCAATGGCCATATTTTAGTTTTCTGTATCTTTGTTGAACGATTCATCATTTTTAGGTACCCACACTTTCTTTCCATCTTTATATACAGGCCAATAGCCCAGAGATCTCCAGTCCATCTTCGTAATCTTAGGCTCTCTTGGCATTAGTACACCATACATGCCCATCACTCATGGTTTGATGAGTATTCCAAAACAGTGGATCTTTCTTAGGCATCTCACACTTTATGCACTGATCAGGCTTCATAGACTCTCCTAAAAAAGTCTTTAATGTGTGGTTGTTCTTTATCTAAAGATTTCCAGTGTCTGTATGATCTTATATAAACAAGACCATAGGCTACAGCACTCACAATAAAGCCATATTGTTTGGTTACTAAACCATATACTGTCCACAGTGTTTCATTAAATAATAATACAAACCATCCCCACAATGTTTTACGACCTACAAAGTAGATTCCAGATACGCCAATGACAGCAAGAACCCAGTGTGCATTATCATTAATCCATTGAACCATATATCCAGTATACCTTAAAGTAGTGGTTTGTGCAACTCTTATTTAAATATTGCATAGGCTTAGAGCCTTTTCATATAGTTCAAATAAAGATTTATTATCTTGTTTTTGATAGTGATCTTTTATTGAATCATAGAGGAAGGTTTCTTTGCTTGAAATTAAATACCCTTTTACTTTATCAAGTGTCTGTGTATAATCAGTCATTTGGTATGAAATATTTAATTTATCTAATGTTTTAGACATAACTTCCTTGGGGCTTTCTATAAATCTTTCATAATCAATAAAAATATCCGCTTCTAAAATAATTTTTTTATAAAATTCTGAATAATCTTCAATGTCTTTACCCAAAACATCTGGTAAATCAAAAAAATTTGTAATATTTTCTGTTTTACATATCATTGCTACTCTGGATGTCATGCAATCTATGGGATTTCTAACTATTGTTATAATCTTTCTTCCCCGAGAATAATCTATATCATGAGATCTTGGAATATGTGTTCCAGTTAACTGATTAAAATATTCTGCAAAATAGTTTGAACCAGACCTGGGATATGTTATAAGACATACTGCTGGTGGAGCCCAAGAAATGTTTGGCTTAATGGAATTGCCTGCCACAAAACTAACCTATAATCTTTTTTCTAAAAGTTTATTATAATAGTGATAGCATAAGTTAAGATTAATATTGTCCAAGTTTATACTTTTATAGAATGATAGGTCTTTGCTTGATTGAACATAATTCTTAGAGTCGTAGTCAATGTTTGTAAAAAAGCGATAAGAGTTTTCTTCATTTATTCCTAAAGTTTCCAACAACTTTTCGGATATTGCTTCTGGTTGATCAATAAGGTCTTGATAATCAATAACATAGTCTGCATGCTCACATAGGAAATTATATAACAGTATATACTCTGTTATCATTTCATTAGTTCTTGGAGGGCTTGAGGGTGATATATGCTTTTCTAATGCAATATAAGAAATAATGCTTTCTTTTGGGTCTCTTGCTATTGTAAGGATTCTTTTTATTTTTTTGTTATCTTTATCAAACGAATGGTTTACTGCGTGAGATCTTTCTATATGAAATTTTGCTTTTTTATAAATAAGTCTATCAAGATAATGTGAACCACTTCTTGGATATGTTAGTAGATGTGGAGGCATATTATTCATTTTATGAAATCAAACCCATAGATAGATGAGACAGGCACACATCAGCAACTATAAAATCAGCATGATCTACAACTACATCATAGTGAGTTGCATCTTTATCGCAAAAGAAACATTTTGTTTTTTTCATATATTCATTATACCATTAAGCAAAATCAAACCAAAGCGGCATTATATACCTTGAACCACTGGCAGACTCTAAGTTATACCAGTAGTGAATATTCCCAGGGAATAGAATTAGGTCACCAGCCTTTGGCTTAATGCTCATATTTTGATGAATAAAAGATAACTCGCCACCATCATAATCATCATTTAAATATACCCACCCAGCAAGATGGTTTGAATCCTTAGATCCCATATCATCTATGCTAATCATTGTGCTATCGTTGTGCACCCATTGTGCAAATCTTGAATTTCTTGCCTTTAATTTTACATCATACTCTTTTTCTATCAATTCTTGAATTGCTGGTATATATCTTTGTGAGTAATCCAAAGAGTCGTAATACAATAGGTTCAGTGATGGGTTTCCAAGATGGTTAGACTGTAGAAGTCTGTCATTGCTTGTCTCTGTTATATTGATTAACTTTATAATATTTTCACATTCATCTTTGCTTAAATAGTTGTTGAATATTTTTATATTGTTTTGACCGCCACCCATATTAGTAAAGTTTTTTATGGTTAATTCAGATATTACAGCATTTCTAACCTTGTCTATGTTTGATTCAGGCAACACAATGTTTTCAAAATCTTTTACCAAACTTAGTAAAGGATCAATATTTTCTTGATCAGTGTGTATCATAAAATCATATATTCCGAATTTATCTGATAGTTCTCTTATCTGTCTAACAACATCTATAAGAGTTCCCTTTACATGGTGATGCTGAGGCCTTGGGGCAGCATTTTTATCATATTTAACATTTTTTTCGTCTTCTGGACTATTTATAATAAGAGGATCAATTATCATAATTGGCTTAACACGACTAAGATCAATCTTCCTGAACTGATCGCTGAACACAAGGTGATCGTCAACATATATATACTCTGTATGCTTATTTGCTATCTCAATGGTAGTATCTGATGATCCAACAACAGCAAGATGTGTCTTGTGTTTATGATTAGCCATTAACTTTACAAGATTATCCATCCAAGGCTTGCAAATTGCCACCCTCTTTTCAAGAGTATCAATGAGAGATGGGTCATGCATATAGTGATCTAAAATCAATCTTTCTGCAAACCCACCTCCTTCATCTCCCCATCTTCCAGCAACAAGATTTACCCCAATTCTTCCAGGGCCATAAACGTTTAAAGTGTCCACAATCTTAGCAGCATAGTCTGGACTTACCCCATACCCTGGTAAAGCAATTGTCATAATTAACTGGTTGGTTTCCTTTAATACCTCTGACAAAACTAAAGAAAAGTCTATGCCTCCTGGACCATATGGAAGAAGAACAGACTTTACTCCAGCACTATCTAATTCTTTACCCATCTTCATAATTCCTTCAAGAGATAGGTGCTCAGTGCTGTCAGTCATCTGCCAATGTCTTCTCCACATCCAGTGAAACGTTATAGGCTTTTTGTTATTTTGCATTGTTGGTTACTCTTCCCTTAGTTTTAAACCATGAACCAATTTTAGACTTTGCTACCTTAGTTCTTAGTATTTCTCCAAATGTTTCATGCGATATCTCTGATCCAAGATACTCTTGTCCAGTTTCAAGATCAATCAACTTCCACTTTCCTGGTGCTTTTGTGTGCAAGATTAGGTCAATCGGGTAATCGTAATCGTTTACCTCAGAACCATCCAAAAGTTTTCTTTTTTTGTTGCTATCTGTCATTTTTAAACTATCGAAAACCAAATAGGTAGTGTGTATCTAGTTCCAGATAAAATCTTTGTTACTTCGTGTGGGTAGTGCATATTCCCTGGGAAAACAATAAAGTCTCCAGCATTTGGCTTAAAAGACAAACCATGAGTTTCAAACCTAATCTCTCCACCTTCATAGTCATCATTTAGATAAATAACTACTGGCAAATGATTATCTGTAACATATCCAAGATCATCAACATGTAAATTTAAAAATGTTCCTTCTGTCCATCTAACTACACTTAAAGAGTCTTGTTTTACAAGTAATTGTTCTTTTTTAATTCCATAGAATTTAGATATTTCTTCTTTACATCTTTCTACTATATCGTAAATGTCTTTAACACCATTGTATTTGTCCATGTAGGTTAAAGGATTTAAATCATGATCTTTTTGAGATACAAAACTAATAAAAGGTCTTTTTTCTATATTAAACAGAGCGTAATTAACTTCTTCTTTTGTTAAAAAATTTGGGATAAATCTAATATTTTCACTAGAATCCCCAACCCTGTTAAAGAACTCCTTATAGGAGTCATCTCTTTCTATGCTTGCTGGATCATTTCCAACTGATTTACCATTAACTATATATGACATATAACCATTATACACTATGAGTTTATGTAAAGTATAATAGATACATGACCCTCCTATACATTTTATACAGCCCAAGGCATAAGGCTATTAAGATAGGCATATCTGATGTTTCAGGTAGAAGGTTTGCAAAGCATAGAAATAAAGGATGGATCCTGATTAAGTATTGGTCGTTTTCCGAACGGGATAGAGCAAGAGCCATAGAAACCACAGTACTAAATACACTAAGACAAAAGCATGGACACTTCCTGGATAAGTCTGATATGCCACAGGGAGGCTATACAGAGACTTTTGATGCATCTAAGATAACTCGTAGAGGTTTGATCCGTATGGTTAAT